GGGGTCACCTGGTCACCTGGTCACCTGGTCGCCTGGTCACCTGGTCACCTGGTCACCTGGTCACCTGGTCACCTGGTCACCTGAAAAGACAAATACCGGCCCCCCTTTCGGGAGGCCGGTATCCGGTAGCCGGTAGGACTAGGCAAAAAGTACCTTTTTGCCACCGGTGATGCATCCACCATTCTTAAACCGCAAGTCATGATGCCACTTAGGCAGGTCCATTGCAAGCGCCTTAGGGTCACGCATTAACTTACCGGCGGTAGATAGGTCAGTGTCCACTGTCTGCCAGAGAACCTCGTTAAGAACATCGGCAATTTCTGCATCAGGCGTAGTAATGGTGAGTCCGTAGCCCGCGCCCCACTTAGAAACGGTTTCGCCGTTAGCCTTCACGTATTCACCATAAGAGCCCGCTAGTTCAATACGGCGAAAGGCGTAAGCGCCGTCGGTAGTTTCGTCACGAAATATTGTGAGAGTGACTACTTTAGAGGTCGATGAAACAGTTTCAACGCAAAAAATTAGAGTATCTACGCCATTAGTCGCCGTGAACTTAAGGGCCTTGAAATTGTCCAACCGTTGTGTGTCGTAGTGAGTTGCGTTAATGAAACCGATAAGGCCGGCCGTAGCGTCAATTTCATTAATAGGTGCTAATTCTTCAATGATGTTAAAGCGGTTCATAGTAAGTCACTTTCACTTAGGACCGGCGCTGTCGCCGATAGTGACAGTATAAACACACTTAGCGCCAGAATGCAAATACCTCGCATAATTTTAGATCTAAGGGCAAAATAAAGTCGCCTGCACTTATACAACGTCAGATATGGTACGCACAAGCGGCAGAAGAATGGTGTGGTGTGGTGTCATGCACATTTTCACTTTTCACTATACCGAACATTTGTTCACCCCGTGAAACCCTGAGATATGAAATTTTATACCACAAGCGTAAGGGGGGTGGCAAATTTTTAGAGGGTGTGGTATCCTGGATTTGAAAGGAGTTACTATGAGGATACGAATCAGCAGTGGAATCCCAGGAATTAATGTGCGCACCACGCGCAAAGGCGTTAAACTAAGCAACCCAAAGTATGCGCTACCACTATCGGTGATAACCCGCCAACTGGGAAAGAACCGGTAGGGAGGACTTCCCCCGCCCAAAAATTTTCGGGGGGCCAGCCCCAGGAACGATTGCCGAAGGCTTTTGCATTTTTACTTGACAAACGTTTTGGGGGCTGGTACAATAGAGTCCTATGCCAAATACAAACCCAACTGAAAAGCCAGAACCAAACCCGATTAATTTTTTCTTAGCCCAATCGGAGCGTGATTTGCAGAAACGAAATCGCCACAACATCCGTACGTCGATTCTACACCTTGACGGCCGTTGGGAACCGAATTACTCAGCCCCCGCCAAAAAAGACGACACAGAGCAATCTAGCCCCCCTACAAGGCAACCTATTGCTGATTGGGCCGGCTACGGAAGCCTAGAGCACGCTTTTATCTCCGAGGGAAAGGTTTATACACTTTGGGCGTACGATGAGAACCGACCGGTGACGAAAAACTCAATTTCGGGGGCTCCCAAGAGTGAGGAAACAATCACCGAGCAGGAGAATAGTGCGATTAAACCTCCCGAGAACAAATGGTCCGTAGACGTGTTCCCTATCACCCACGATTTTTCTGAAGAAGAGTTTTCAAAGTTCGTGGAACACAAGTGGTACTGCGTAGAGTATTACGTAGAGGGCCCCGTAAAGATTGTGGCATCCGTGTCTCTTTCACCAGCCAGTAGCCCCACCCCAAAAATCGCCCGGGCGGGGAGTTCGTTTGTACGGTGTAACGGCACAATTGGTGTAATTCACAACACCCACAGCCCCTCACTTCTAAGCAAGGAACTCTAATGAGCGGAATCATTGCATGGGCAGTTATTACTTTTGGAAGCATTGCAGCCTACGGAATAGTAGTGGGAACATCCAAGAAAGGAGATAAACCCTAAATGTCAGGATTGATTGTCCTATTGGTAGTCATTGGACTGCTTATCCTTGCGGAGACGAGCGGGCCTCACCCACACGTTTAATTTTGTTAGAGAACCCCCCACAATGGCTGCGGCCGGCGTGGGGGGTTTTTTGGTGGGGTTTACGGCCGGCGGGAAATACATTATTTATTGAACAAGCGTTTTTTTGACACCGATTTTTACAAAATTTTTGAAAACGCCGCTGACTCTATATAAACTGCTGTGTTGTATTTATTTAATGGGGGGGCACACAATAATATGATTGTATACATGAATCAGAAAAGCCCCGGCCTTACACAAGGGCCAGGGCTTAACTGTACATCGCAGGTTTCCCGGACCATCCGGGTGTCGAACACCATGCTACAAGTATAGCAGGGTTTGCTACCGGTTGCAAATTAATCGACCGTATAAAACTCCGAATGCAAAACCAAGCACGTAAGCAATTACGCCTACCCAATTTGTTACGCTCATTGGTTGTCTCCTTTGTTTGCTGAGGGGGAGGGCGTCGAACCCCCAATAAAACCAGATTCAAAGTCTGGCGCGTCTACCAATTCCGCCACCCCTCATGGGTATTTGCAGAGGAAGCGGAGGGATTTGAACCCCCGGTGCTTTTACACACTTCTGCTTTCAAGGCAGACGCCTTAAGCCGCTCGGCCACGCTTCCAGAGCCCGGATGTTAGGAATTGAACCTAGTCGAGCAGTTTTGAAGACCGCCATGCTACCGTAACATTTCACCCGAATATCTTACAACATTCTATACTTTGTAACAGCGACCGGAATTGAACCGATGCTCCGGCAAAGGCCGGGTGCTCCCACTAACACCACACTGTCTACCAGCAGACGGTGGGGCTTGAACCCACGACAGGGAATTAATTAGATTCCCCAACGTTACCATTACGCCACGTCTGCTATTTTTGCAAGTCACTTAGTAAACATTTCCTTGCATTCAACCAGGGGTTAACGGGAATTATTCGCCAACCGATACATTGAGGCGGTTGCAAGCCACTCCCAACTTAAGTTTACTACTGGTCGCTACTTCTTTTTAATGGCCGGTGAGGTATACACAAAGGAATTACCAGCACGTCTGCCGAACCCTTGTTGCCCATTCTCCGTTTACTTTCCTTGCCACTGGTCGATGGGGAGGGATTCGAACCCCCGAACTCTAAGGAGGTCTGGTTTACAGCCAGAAGCGTTTGGCCACTTTGCTACCCATCGATTTAGCGGGTAGGGGACGAATCGAACGTCTTACCTAATCAAACCTGCCCTCAGGCTACCCACCGCAACCTTAACTTGGCTAGGTGCCCCTACCCCGGTATGCGTTTGTTGCAACAAATATTTCTTAGTGGCGGGAGTTGGATTTGCACCAACGACCTTCGGGACATGAACCCGCTGCTCTACTACTGCGCTACCCCGCTATAGAAATTATAGCACGTGCTTTTAACCTATGTCAAGTATTATTCGACAATTTTGCGTACTTCTTCAAAAATATGATGAATAAGAAGTGCTTGGTGAATTGGCGCTTCCATGTATTGCAGGGAAATAATAGAATTTTCTTCAAGAACTTCAACCCGCTCAAAAAACTCTTCTCTTGAAACGGTCACGACTTAAACGCACCTGGATGCTCGATTTCGTTAAGTTTCCTAAGATACAATTTGTGAGCATCTAATTCTTTTTGATGCGTCACCTTGGTATAAGCCATTGCATCTAGGTGCTCTCGGAGAACTTCAATATACTCTATTTCAGCCGCCCATTTTTCTGGGTCTTTTTCTTTGCTGAATTTTGCCTTTAGAAGAATGCTTTCAATTGCCATTGCCCCACCCCAGTGCGGATTCGGCGCTGGCAAACAATTCTTCTGGCGCCCCGTTGTTTTCAAGAACAATGTCAAACCCGTCATATGCGGTTTCGCTAATATGGCCATTGATTGGCTCATAGCCATCTCGCTTGACTCGGATAATAACCCCGCCTCTGTCTTGAATTGCTTTGGCTTCATTCGGAAAACGAACATCGGGAATTACCAGTTTGGCCAAATGCGGGCGTTCAAAAACGGTGCGGCTCCAAATGTCATCAGCAATGTGCTTGCGCCCCGCTTCGGTTCCAAGGCGCTGAAGGAGTTCCCGGATTTCTGGGTATTCCGATTTAGCGCCCTCCCAGCCAATTGCGTCAACAACACTTTGGACTCTTGTAACTTCACGGAAACGGTCTTCGTAAACAAGCGCCACAATTGGGTTTGTCTCGTAAAGCATACCACGGAGGGTGTCTGCAAAAGCAACGCGTTCAAACCCATGGTTTGCTACAAAGTGACCAGCCAAAAGGTCTTTGCCACTTTGAGCAAAACCGGCAATGCCAATAATCTTTTCCTGCTCAAAATAACTGCTGGCAACGTCAACTCGGTACATTGGCAAACCAAGCCGACTGGCAAAATCACGCTCAAGTCGGGCGCCCCTGGATTTTTCCCAACCGGGCATAAACGCAATGGCATCGCAGTCAAGGATTGCTCTGTAATCTCTTTTCATGGCGTCTTTGAAGTGTTGCTCGGTAAACTCTTCCGTTGCAATTTTGGGGTCAAAGCCAACGTTTTTATCCAACTCTGCTGGGTTTATAACATCCCAACCCAAAGAGCGCATGTAATCAGAGTTTGCATAAAATGCAGGAAAGTTCCACTCTTTGTACCCGGACATGGGCCCTGCGCAGTAAATCGTTTCCTTCATTTTTCTCCTTGTTCAAAGTGCCCCCGGAGGGATTCGAACCCCCAACCTTCACATTACAAAAGTGCTGCGCTACCGTTACGCCACAGGGGCAAATGCTGGTCAGGTGGGAGTCGAACCCACACTGGACTGGATAGAAGCCAGTTGCACTATCCATTATGCTACTGACCAATTTGCTGGCCTGGAAGGACTCGAACCTTCAACCTAGAAATTAACAGTTTCCCGCGCTGCCATTGCGCCACAGGCCAAGGCCACAGGGCATGAAATGTTGTTTAGCGCACTTCATGCCCCGCAAATCCCTTAACGCAAATTACGCTTTGATGCGGTAGAAACTCGCTTGGCTACGGTCTTTGCAGGCGCAGGCGTTACAGGGGCAGGCTCGGGAGCCGGCGCGGGGACGAGGGCGGAAAGTGACAACTCTACCTTTTGCACCTCAAGCAAAACGTTGTCAAATTCTGTTTCAATGTGGGCAATAAAAGCCTGGAACTTGGCGTTGTCCTTCTTTGCAGCCTTAACAGCATAGGCGACAAAACCCACGGCGCTAGCAGCCCAAGAAGTACCAACGGCAGTAAAAATGTTAGCGGTTGCTGACATGGTTTTCCTTCCGGTAGGAATGCCCACGTTTGTGAGCACTTACATTGTACCACACTGTAATTGCGGCTGTCAAGCCTTTGGCCATGTCAAATTTTGAGCATTATATTTATATATATATATTAATATATATACCCCTCCTCACTGGTGAGGACCCCAAAGTTTCAAGGGTTTTGGGAAATGCTTGACACAAAACCCTTGAAATGATAGGGTTTTTGCATATGAAAAAAGCATCTCAAAACAAGTATGTCATTCTTGCGCATATCAATCAACCCGAGTTGACATACCACAATGTTTTTGTCCCGGACCTTGTTCCCCTTCTGGTAAATTTTGACCAAAACGAAAACGTCGGGGCCGCGCGTTTGAAGCAAAAAGGCGAAAGAATTTATGCAATTCTTGAAATGACAGAAGAAATTAGCGCATACGGCAATTCGCCCTCTGTGGCGCTTGGCCTTAAAAACGCAACACAAGTGATTCGCAATGGGACCGCGTATGTTGAAAATGGTGTGGTATCATGTGCTTCACTGGTCAGCAACAAAGCGTGGTCAGAAATCTACGGAGAGCAGGAGGAAGAAAATGTCGGTTTGGATTGATTGCATTTTTGGGTACGTCACCGTTTCGGTTTTTTTCCTTGTGCGCATTTGTTACATTACGCAACGAACGTTGCAGGAGTGGAAAGAACAAGAATTCCACGTTCAATTTTACACTTTGATTCTAAAGATTCTTCGAGACTCTTTTTCGTGGCCAATTTACATTATTTGGTTTGGTCTTAAAAACGTCATTGGTGAACTCAAGTGATTTCGGTCGGCCCTAGCCTTTTCGGCAGCCATTCCGCGCGTGGTTCGGTAATTGCCGAATGCCCTAAATGCGGCATCCGATGCGAAGACGATTCGATTGTTATTACCATTAGCACCGTTTACGGTCGTCAGGGTGAAGTTGTTGATGAAACCCGAAGTATGCGTTCAACAATTAAAACCGTCTACACCTCCGACGGAAAAGAAGAATGGCTTAAGCGGCTTTGCCTTGTCTGTGAGTATTCATGGGTTGATGAAACGCTGGAAAACACATTGGCTCAACTATGAGCAAAGCACGCGCCAAAGGGACTTCGTTTGAAAGCGAAATTGTAAAAATCCTTAACGAAGACGGTTTTCCTGAGGCGCACCGCCCCGGTCCTATTAACTGGGAATTCGGAGACATTGATGGAATCCCAATTGTTCTTGAAGCAAAAAACCAACAAACAATGGCGTTGGCTGCTTGGATGAAACAAGCCGAAATTGCTTCAGAAAAAGCCGGCAAACCGTTTGTGGTAGTACACAAGCGTCGAGGCAAAAATGCCCGCAAAGCGTATGCCACCCAAGACTTTGATTCCTGGCTTGTACTTTTGAGAGCCTACGATTATTGCGTTAAAAATCAGGTTGACCTAAATCCTTGACTTTGTAAATTTTTTGTTGTAACTTTACATTAGAGTGGGTGCTTTTGTCGCCCCCTCGCTATAGCCGGAGGAACCAATGGCAAAGAAACTAAATCGTCGTTCTCAGCAGCGCCTTAAGCGGATGACCGATTCTCTTGAAGCCATTGGGCGTTTTACCAACAAGATTTCTGCCGTTGAACTTGAGAATCTTGTGCGCCGAGATGAAATTGGCCTTGACACTTATGCCGTTTCCAACACGGGAACCAGTATTGCCGCATCCAATCGTGGCTCTTCTTCGGAGTTGACCCCGACCGAACGCGCGGCAGAAGCGAGCATGAGAAGCAAGAAGCCCAAAGACACCGTGCGTGAAGAAGTTCGTAAAATCGAGCGAAAGATTATTCAATCGGAAGAAAACCTGCGCCAAATTCTTGAAAGCATTAATTTTCTTAAAGAAGGCGTTGAAAAAAAGCGCAAGCGTCAAGCAAGCGAACCTTGCGAGATTTGCACGATTCTCCCTGCCGTTAAAACCGCTATGTGTTCTGATTGCTACGTCCAATGGGTCGATGCAGGAGCGCCGGACCGTTTTCGCTGGCGTGCTTATATGCATCAATTGACCTCATCCGATGGTCAGGTTTTGGTGACGGAAGCACCCCCCGCGCGCCGCCCAATTTTAAATACTTGACATTTCAGAAAAACGTGGTAAATTATGAACAAGAATCGGCCTCACTCTGCCCCGAGCAATGAGGAACTTTTTTACCTCGGTTTTGAACCCTGGCAAGTATCCATTCTTCGGAAACTGCCGATAGCCCTCCAATGGGAGGCTCACGATGAATTTATTCGTCGTCTTATGTCCAACGATGACGTGGACAACTTAAGGTTCTAGGTAATTATGGAAAACGACAACTCAGAAGCCCGTTCTATTATTGATAGCCTTGGCTACCTTGTAGGTGAGGGCGAAATCGAAGCGCGCAAAATTATGGGCGACACACAATACGAAGAAACCCTGGGTTTGATTCGTATGAATAATGCTCTAAGCATTTCTCAAGCCGCCGTCCACATTGAACTTGTAAAGGCTTCTTGTTTTGTCCGCTCTACATTAGGTGTAGCCATTTTGACAAGCAGCGCTCTTGCTGTTGCATGGTCATTTGTACTTTGGTTTAGGTAATGTCTTCCTTTAGCAAGTTTATTTCGGATTCGGTCAAACCGCCTGAAGTTAACGTGTTTGAGATTCTTGGCTACGTTCCCACAGAGCGCCAACAGGTTTTTCACGCTGCTTCTGCCGAACGAGTTGACGCTATTTTGTATGGTGGAGCCGCCGGTGGTGGCAAAACCGCCGCCTTTTTGATGGATGCGCTTTATAACGCCGCCAACCACCCTGGTATGAAAATCGGTTGTTTCCGGCGTTCGTACCCAGAGTTGGAAGAATCATTCTTGGCTCAATTGGCCAAATGGAACTATGGTCGTGACCTTGGTGCCAAGTGGAACTCAACCAACAAGGTTTTAAAGTTCGCTAACGGTTCTATTATCAACTTTACATACGCCGAAAACCTTGTAGACGCCTCCCGAATTCTTGGTGGTGAATACCAAGCGTTTTACATTGACGAAGCCTCACAAATGCTTCCCGCGGTTATTCAGCACATTGAAGAGCGTCTTCGTTCCGGCAGCCGCTTGGTCCCAGTTATCGGCCTTCGTTTGGCAACGAACCCTGGCGGAATTGGCCACAAGTACCTCAAAGACCGTTTCATCAATCCCACTAAGCGTGGGAAGGTGCGGTACGAAGAAAAAATTGGCGACAACAACCGCACTAGAAGCGTTGCTTTTATTCAAGCCAAAGTTACCGACAACCCTCACGTCAATGAAGGGTATCACGCAGTTCTTGACTCTATTCCTGACCCGCGCCGCCGCGCCGCCATGCGAGATGGCGATTGGGACGCAATGGTTGGACAGTTCTTTGAACAGTGGCAATACTCAAAGCACGTTGTTCGTTCTTTTGACCTTCCCAAAGAATGGCCTCGATACGCAGGAATTGACTATGGATTCAAGGACCCTTTTGCGGTCGTGTGGGTCGCAATGGACAATGACGGTCGTATGTGGGTGTATAGGGAAATTTGTACGTCTGGTTACAACTCGGACGAACAAGCCAAACTAATTATTGAAACCGAACGCGGCGCTGGCGAAAACGAAGTTATTCGTGTTGCCGACCCTTCAATGTGGGGAAGCCGCGGAACCCCGCTTTCAATTGCAGACGATTACGGCATCAATGGTTGTGGCATTATGCCCGCCAACAACGACCGTATAAATGGTTGGGCCCGAGTCCACCAATACCTCAATGATGCGCCCGCTTGCGAGTTGCACCGTTTAGAGGGAAAAACCAAATGCCCGATGCTTCATGTTTTTGAAGACAAATGCCCAATGTTTATTGAGCAGATTCCGGCATTGCCTAGAAGCGCCGCAAAACCGGATGACTCTGAAACGCGCAACGTTGACGACCACATCCCCGATGCTTTGCGCTATGTTTGCATGTATGCAGGCGTTTACGCTCGGCCCGTTATTTATAATGATTCAGCAATGCCCAAGGCGGGTGTTCCTGATACAATGGTTATCGTAAAAGAAGACGATGCCCCTCCACTAAGGCAGCCAAACTTTGGTGGTCTATTTGTTGGAGACTTTGGGCTTAGTCCCTTTTAAAGAAAGATAACCAGATGGCTATTACATCTTTTAGAAGGGGTCTCGAAGAGGCCGCAAGCACCTTCGACGAAATCCTAGAGGCGCGGCCCAAAAGCCTGCCAAAGCGCGCCGGTTATGCAACGGGCGTGCCTGTTGGCGGCTCAACAGAGGTTAACCCCGGTGAAAACGTAACCGCTGGAACCCTTGACCGTGCAACGTTTATGCAGCAGTTGTTGCAAGCGTACCTTGCTTGCCCTTGGTCTTCAGCGGCTATTGACACAATTGCGCGCACCGCTACCGCAGGTGGACTTGAAGTTACTTACGATGGCGGCATGACCGGTCCCACAAAAACCCCTAAGGCGCCTGAAGAGGTTTCAAAGGTTCAGCAACTTTTGAAGTATGTTAACCCCACGGACGACATTCGACAGTTGATGCGCCAGGTTATTACAGACCTTATGATTTTTGGCGACTCATTCACTGAAGTCGTTTGGGTTATGGGCGAGCCGGTGGCTCTTTACCCGCTTGACCCAACCTCAATGAGCGTTCTTGCCGATGAGCACGGTGTTATTAAGGGCTACTACCAAAAGACGCCGACCAACCGTGAAGCGCGTTTTCGGCCTAATGAAATCATTCACGTTAAGTTTGACTCCCCCGGAGCGACGCTGTATGGTGTTTCCCCGACTCAAAAGAACATTCTTCCTATTACCTCGTGGCTGTTTACTGCCGCTCTTGTCAAAGAGACAATGAAGCGCGGAGACCCCCTGCGAGCACACGTTGACTGGCCAATTGCTTTGCCTGAAGCGGAAATGAAGAAACTTCAGCAACAATACGCTATTCGTAATCTTGGTGCTAGAAACATTGGTAACTTGTTTGAAACCAAGGGTGGCGCGGTCGTCACCGAAATGGGTTCAAACCAAATTAACAATTGGCTTAACACCTTGCAACAGCGCCGTGACGAGATTTTATCTGGATACGGCGTCCCTCCATCCAAGGTCGGCGTTATTGAAGCCGGTAACCTTGGCGGTGGAACGGGAACCCAACAGGACAAGACTTTCCGTGTTAACACGGTTGGCCCTATTCAGGAACTTGTCCTTGAAAAGTTTTCGTTTTCTCTTCTTTATCTTGCCTACGGCATTACCGACTGGACTCTTAAGTTTGGCGTTGTTGACTGGCGAGACGACGAAGTTATTGAGTTGATTCGCGACCAGAGAATTCGTAACGGTACGTGGACCCTCAACAAGGCTCGCTCTGACATTGGCGAACCCCCCGTCAAGGGCGGCGACGACGCTGTTCTTATTGACCGGCAAAACATGGTTCTTTGGTCTGACCTTAGCGACCTGTCAGCCGCCAACCTTTTGGTTGTGCAAAACCAGGGCGGCACGATGAACATGCCACAACTGCCAAACACTAATCCAGGGGCACCCAAAGGCGCGGGCGCAAAGAAGCCACAGTCTGCCGCGAGCCCTTCGTCGGGAAAGCCAAAGACAAGCCAAGCGCCTGCTTCTGTAGCAACGCCCAAGGCTCCATCTGGCACGGAAACGCTTTACGCCCCCTACCTGCAAGAGGATGATGAAGATGGCAATTAATCAACAACCCGAGCAAATTAACGGTGTTGTTTTTTACAGCGAAGGACAGCCTGTTTACCCCTTCTTGGGTCTTACCGCCGCCAAGGCGGCAGCACTGGTGCCAAAAGAAGTAGGCTAATATGGCTACTTCACCAACACCACAGGTTTACCATGCTGGCTATATGGGTCAAGCGGGTGCGTTTGCCACCCATTATCGATACCCGGCCGGCAGCCAAACGTATGCTCAAATAACGGCTGAGCGGAATAACCTTATTGCAGCCCGAGCGGCCAAGGGCTATTACCACAAAACTTCAGCCGCAAAGTCAAATGCGCTTAACTATCAAAGCGCCAAATATCGTGGGAACAAAACCCGAGACCGCGTATATGCCGAATTGTATCTTGCTTCCATTAAGCAACATGCAATAGGTGTTCGATGGATTGGGTATCACCAAAAAGTGACCCTCAAAAAACCGAGCATTAGCGGTAAGGTTAAAAAATTCCACGGAGAACTTGCCCCCGGTCGTTTTCTTGAACGAACCGCATGGGGCACAGCGAGAAAACCCGGTTTTAAGAACCGAATAAAACCTCGTTCCAAACGGTTTCACCATGTTCACAAATGGCGAGGCCGCGGCAAGTCGTTTACGCCGCTTTAACCACTATTTTTACAGGAGATTTAGAAATGGCCTCAACCAAGGCAGCCACTATTCGTGGTATTTTTCTGAAGCCCGGCCTTTCAAAAAACCGCCGTTTGTACACACGCGGCAATATTTCAAAAGCCGTAGAGCGTATGCAGCAACAATTGGCTTCCGGCGACGGTATGCCTTTGAGCATGGCCACAAGCCATGGTGCCGCATTTAAGGACGATGCGCTTTCAACCGTTGGCAACATCACCAGCGTTTGGCTCAACAAGGACGGCTCGGCTTCTTTCGAAGCAGACGTTCCCAACACGGCGCACGGCCGTGACATTGCCGCTCTTACGGTTGGCAAGTTCATTAAGGGCGTTTCTATTCGTGGCGAATGGCGAGGCGAGCCGCAATCGGTTACTCACACCGACGGCGGTGAAGCCACAACGGCCGATGACCTTGCTATCCACGGTATCGATTTTACAAATAGCCCTGGTGTTGATGGGGCCGAAATTCAATACGCCGCCCTTGCCGAGTCACACCGTGCCGGCAATCGCTTGGCAATCTACGAGTCTGTTGACCCTGTGGAAATTATCTCTCGGGAAGAGGAAGTCGTGATTGCAGAAGCCGCCGATATTATTCGTGACGCTGTAGAAGAGGCTGTTGAAAACGCCATTAACTCTATTGGCGAAAAGGACACCTCAAAGCCCTACGGTGACGTTACTTACGCCGACCCTGGCTACCAGAAGGACAAGAAAAAGCGTTACCCGATTAACACCGCTGCGCATGTTCGTGCTGCTTGGTCATATATTAATCAGGGCCATCACGCCAGTCTTTACACCGTCGCGCAACTTGCCCGAGTTAAGTCTCGCATCAAGTCTGCCGCCAAGAAGTTTGGCATCAACATTGTCAGCGAACACGCTATGTTGGCCGCTGACGTTCAAGAAGTTCTCGAAGCATACGCTTCTATCGCCCTTGTCAACGATGACGATAGCATCAGCATTACCGGCTATGCCACTGACCCTCACCAGTTGAAGGTTGTTGCAAACCGCATTGCTTTTGGCGCAATTGCCGCCATGCACGCCATTGACCCCGATGACGACGGCGACATTTACCTTTCTAAGCCTGACTGGTCACAGGTAGATGCAACTGGCGACGCCAGCGGCATGGGGCCAGAGGATGACGACCTAATGGCTAAGCATGACGACAACAACATGGAATGCGCCGAGTGTGGCACCGAATGCGCAGAAGACGCAATTTTCTGTCACCAGTGTGGCACGCTAGTGCCTCAAAGCCCCGTTGACTGGGATGGTTGCGATGGTTGCGGAATGTCTATTCCCCAGGCGGCCATGTACTGTTCCACTTGTGGAAAACCCGTATCACAAGCAGAGTCGAGCGACGATGCTTTAACCAAAACAGAGGAGGAAGTCACTATGACTGACGACCAGACCACTGCTGAGGCTCCGGCTGAGGAAATTGCGCTCGAATCGACCGCTTCCCGCACCATGTCCGATGCAGACCTGAAGGCATTGGCCGGCTTTATCTTGGCCGCCCAGAAGCCCGTTGAATCAACACCAGAAGAAGAAGTTGCCGCTGAGGTTGCTCCCGAAGAGGAAGAGGCCGCTGAGGCTCCTGCCGAAGAGGAAGTTGCCGCCGAGGCCACTGCTGAAGAATCTATCGAATCACAGGAGAATACCGTGAGCGAAAACCTTTTTACCGCTGAGCAAGTTCAAGCAATGATTGCTGAGGCTGCCAAGTCGGCTGCCGAGGCTGCTGTTGCCGAGACAAAGAAGAATGCTGTTGAGTCGTACCGCAACGGAGGCCAAACCTTCCGTAAGGGTTACGTCGGCAGTGGTTCAGTAGGAAACGACGCCTCTGACTTGTCAGAGTCGGAGGAACTGGACCCCCGCAAGTTGGCCGAAATGTCTTCGACGAACTTCCGCAAGGTCCAGAGCGAAATCTGGGGTTCATCGCCCTTCTTCGCACACAAGTTTGCCCAGGCCGACCGCGGCTACTAAGCAAAAGCAACAACAAACCCCCTATCCAAAATATTTAAGGAGAATTAGCCATGGCTAACGATTTGGAAGAGGCCCTTACTGCCGCGGGTGCTGCTGCACTCGTACAGAAGCAGATTGACCCCGTATTGCTTGAGTACCAGCGTCGCTATGCGCCGCTCGTTCGCTCGCTGCCGACGGTCAAGTGGGGCTCAACAGTTTACTACTTCAACAAGCGCACTCAGTTGCCTACCGGTGGTTTCGTAACCGACGGTGGTGCTCGCTCAGTGTCCGTGTCCAACTACGCTCAGGAGAACTTTCAGATTCGTCTGCTTCAGAGCGTTGGCGCCGTTACGGGTTACTCGCAGGCTGTTACCGCAGACCTGATTGGTGACTTGCGCGCCCGTGAAATCGAGGGCGCTGCCCGCGGTCTTTACTGGGACATGGAAGCCGCTATCATTTGGGGTGCTGAACTGCCCACAACATACGGCCCTTACCCGCAGTTCGACGGTCTTGACGTCATTTGCTCATCGTTCACTTCTGCTTCGACTGGTGGCCCTGCTCAGGGCATCGGCGGCGGCACAATTGACAACTACGGTGGCGAAGTTACATGGGGCGGCATTGCCAACCCCTGGACAGACGGTATCGACCAGAACGCCATCAACATGGGCGGCAACAACCTGTCTCTGGGTTCGCTTGACCTTCTTATCGACATGGTTGAGTCCAACGTTGCCGAGCCGGTTGAGAACTCCGAGTGGATGTTCGTCATGTCACCCGCGGCCAACAGCCGTCTTTCGCAACTGCTTATCAACCAGCAACGTTTCGTTGACCAAGTGGAAATCCAGTCAGGTCTGATTGTTCCGACCTACCGTGGCGTCCCTATTGTCAAGTCTTCGTTCCTGTCGCCTCGTACCAACCAGATGGGCACGGTCACAACGACCACTTCGTCCATCACCGGTACGTTGAATGGCACCTACGGTTACGTCGTTGCTCCTGTTATCGCCCGCTTTGGCGAAATCCAGGGTTCGGTTGCTGCCTCGGCGGCGCCCGCCACCGGTGGTGTTAAGTTGTCTTTCTCGACCCCCACGGGTCCCGAGGGCTCGCAGCCTACGCACTACAAGGTGTACCGCACCGCCGCTGGTGCTTCGCAGTCGGTAAACACCAACTTCACCCTTATCGGTATTGTTGACGCGTTCTACCTCGACAGCACAGGCAACACTTGGTCCACGACCACTATCACCGACACCGGCGCCGCCCTTGTCGCTGGTAACGGAACCAACGCCATTGGTGTTGCGCCCACGTCGTACTACTACAAGAACACCGGCCTCAACCCGTTGACTTCAAACGGCGAGCAGAGCATCTACCTCATGTCACGTGACCCGAACTACATTGTTCGTCCGTTCGTGCGTGAAATGCAGCCCGTCAACGTGTTCCCGACCACCGCTTCGCCCGACAGCCTGCCGTTCGCCTTTGTTGCGGACACCACGCTCGCTATTCGCGCTCCGAAGTACATTGGTCGTTTGGCTAACGTTCGTGCCGCGCTCGACAGCACCGCTGGTAACGGCTACACGCCGACCAACACGTCGTACACGCCTAACTTCATTGTTGACTAATTTAGTCAACTTGTTGTTACTGGTTAAGTAGCACACACTTCTAGTGCAGCGGGCGGGGCCCCTCGTTCCTCCCCCGCCCGCTGTGCTGGATTTATCGAAAGGTTTTGAAAGTGGTTTTGTTAGCAAAGAAAGAACTGGGCGGCGCTGCCGGACTGGTTTGGGAAAAAGTAGGCGCGGAGGGCGCTATTGAGGTACATCCTCGCCTTGCGCACGAACTACTTTCAATTCCTGGAGAACTCTTTTTTGTTGTTGAAAAAGAAGTAAAGAAGATTGAAGAAGAAGTAAAGGTTGCGGTCGAAAAGGCTGTTTCCAAAAAGGCGGCTCCTAAGCCACCTGTTGTAGAAGAAAAGCCCGGAGACGACCTCTCAGAGGCTTTAGAAGTAACATCAACCACCAAGCGACGCTCAAAGGAATAGGCTACTATGGCAAATAACGGGTCACAATATTCGGACCCCGTTGCGCTTGCCACGGTAGAAGAATTTTCAAAGCGGTATCCTGAACTGGTCGTTGATTTAGAAGCGACTACAATCGCTGATATTCTTGTCGAAGCAACGGCACACATCGAAGACATTACCGGTCGCCGTCTTGCCCCGTTTACTGGGCACATTTACCAAGACCGTCTTTTCGGGATTGACCCCGCAGAATACGGCAATAACGCTGACATGCCAATGGACATTTATGGTTCATTGGGAATGTCCCAGGCTATTGCGCTAGGCGCCTCAACACTGGTCCGCCACTTCTGGCTTGACCACTGTGCGCCGGCATACCCTGAACTTTGGACTTACACCATTGAGTCCATGACCATTTTCCGCACATACGGCGACTACCAGCCTATTGACTTTTTGAACGGTGGCGTTCGCGGACCTGACGTAACTGACGGTCACGTTTGGATTCGCCTCGGAACATTTGCGCCCGAAGGCTCCAGAATTCAAGTTGTTTACAGCGGCGGCTACACCAACGGCATACCGGCCTCGCTTCGCCGCGCCTGTCTTTTCCAGGCCGCAAAATTTATCATGCTTGAATTCGAACCTCAAACGCGCCGTGAAATGAATCTTGACCAGATGGACCAGCAAATCAATAAACTGATTGGTCCTTGGGTCCGCGGCTAATGCCAGTCAAGGCAATTGTTTATGGCCAAGGCGTTTTTAAAAACTCAAATGCTTTTAAGGACATTTCATCTCGCCTTGAGTTAGTCAAAGAGCGCCTTAAAGACCCCCAGCCCGCCCTAAACTCCATTGTTGCCGAATTCGGAATGATGGAAGCCCGCCGGTTTATGAGTGGCGGTTACGCGCCAGAATTTGGAATTAAAACTTTTTGGTCTTCGTTGTCGGAAGGCTATGGCTATGGCAGCAATTGGTCTACTTATAGCGAACGCGCCGTTAAGGGCGGAAACCCGTCGGACACAGCATTGCTCAATTTTGGTTATTTGGCCAAAGCCGCTTCGGACCCCAATTTGAAATATGTTGGCACCAAAGCCATCGAAATGACAATTGACCCAAACCGTGAAGCACCGGGCGGTTATTCACATAACCACAATTATGGAGCGGTTCACCAACTCGGACTCGGCAATAATCCCAAACGACAATTTGTTACAATTAGACCGACATTTATTGCAATTGCAAATAGAATTATTAAATTCTACGTTCTTGAGGGAACCGCCAAGGAACAAAAACGAGAGAATGTAAAGATTCCCTCCAACTCTTATCGCACCGATGCTCTTAAAAGAGATTTGCGCAAATTTGAGAACAAGATTAAAAAACGAAACCCCAACGAAGAATTTCGTCCGTTTGGGCACCCCATGGACATTCACTATGGGCGAGGCCATAAAATCGGTTCGGAACAGACTAAACTTCTTGGCGGCAAAACACTGGGCAAGAGGACGCGGTAATGGTTAAAAGAGAATGGTGGACCGATTGGTCCATGAACAATCTTGATGACGCTTACGGCCCCGTTTACGGCGGTCACTCTGTTCAAGAGGCTTTTTATACAACGCTTCAAACCTGGTTTCCAACTTACATTGCAGAATTCAATCGTGCATTGGGCAGCAATGTTTTGTCGGTTCCTTTTGAGTACCGGCACCGCCCCGATTTTCGGACATTGCCCAAAAACGCCAAAGCGGCCGTTCTTGTAACGGTTCCAGGCACGGCGGGCCAGCCAGAGATTTACCAAAGCAATGTGCGTGCTCACTTCCACGTTGATGTTATGGTCTACCTATACGGTACTACCGACTGGCAAGAAACCGAAGCGTTGACACAAGCATACGCAGCCTGTATTCGTACGTGCATCGTGCAAAACCGCGCCCTTAATGGTCTTGCAGAAAACACGCTTTGGATTGGCGAAGAATACCTTGAAGGCGAACACAGTTCAGGCCGCACAACCGGCGTTGCTCACATTCGCTTTCTTGTCACCATCGCAAACGTAATGAACATTTACGGTGGCGTATCGGTGCCTTCAACTTCGGCCCCAGCGGCAATTCCAGAAGTTGAAACAACCAACATTTCTATCACTAAAGTCCCGCTAGGGGGAACTCTATGAACTTAGTTACAATCATCATCCAGTCGGACTATGTAGTGTTTGACGACTTGGGGCAGCCGATGGCAATGGGGGAAACCCATGTTGTTAATCTAACGCCGGTTATTGAGAACCTTATCTCAAATGGTCAGGCTTCGATTATCCCCGACCCAGTTGTTTCAGAGGTCCAAGAAGTCGCGCCCAAGCCCGCATCAACAACAAAAAATTCTAAGAACCAGGAAACTGTTTCAACTAGTCCCACAGGAGAAATCTAATGGCTCAAGCCCCAGGTACCAATATTACGGTGACCGCTGCCGCCTCCAACACGCAAACCAATAACCCCACGGGCACATGGTTTGCGCTTGGAGTTGCCGCTGGTCCCGCCAACATCCCGGTTCCGATTCAATCAATGAGCGACTTTAACGCTGTTTTTGGTCAAATCGTTAACGGCCAAATCACCGGTCGTTACGCGCTGACCAACGTAAACAGCACCTTGCTTTACGACTCGCTGGACGTGTTTTTCCGCGAAGGCGGTATGCAGGCGTTTGTCGTCCGCGTTGCCCCCGGCGCCGGAACAGTTGCCACCTCAGCCGCCCTTGGAGGCGTTTGGAAGTTGACCGCCAACGGTCCCGGTACTTGGGCCAACTCGTCCAGCGCTTCGGCCGCCGGCGTCATTCTGACCGTTAACTACATTTCAACTGGTAACTACAGCGCTACTATTGCCTACAACGGCAACGTCAACGCCGCCGTCTCCGGCCTTTCTGGCGACAATGACGTTATCAACTGGGTCAACTCGTTGCCCGGCTACCAAAGCATGGTTACCGCTGCTTCCATGGCCGGTACTTCTACGCTTCCCACCACGGCCATTGCCCCTCTTATTGTTTACCTGACGCTTGGCGCCGACATAGCCGTTGCCGACGCCGACGCTGTTACTGCTCTTGCTGCTATCACAGACGCCTACGGTCCCGGTCAAGTTTCGTACCCCGGCAACACCGGCGCCGCGGTTTACACCAGCATTGCCAACCACTGTGTTAACTTTAACCGCGTTGCGTTGCTGGATGTTGTCAATACGCCTACCGCTGCCACAATGTCAACCGCCGTTGCCACCTTCCAGAGCAACGCGGCCGTTTTGGACCCGTCGTACGCCGGCTTCTTTGGCCCGTGGCTGACCTGTCCTGGCGTCGTTAACACCAACCCTTCAGCGACAAACCCGTACGCGTTCAACCGCACGGTTCCTCCTGTCGCTTTGGTCGCGGCCAACATTTCGCGCAACGACGCCGGAAACGACGCCAACGTCCCTGCCGCTGGTGTGGTTAACGGTTCTGCAAACTACGTTACTGGTGTTACCCAGTCTTACGTTGCTTCTGACCGCGCTGCCCTCAACGCGGCCGGCGTGAACGTTGTTCGCAACATCCCCAACACTGGTACAATTGCAATCTACGGTTTCCGTTCGGCTGCTTTGAACCCCAACTGGACCTACCTCAGCAACGTTCGTTTCCGTATGCAAATCATTGAACAGTTTGACTCAATTGCCGAAGGTTTTGTCTTTCAGGAAATTGACGGCAAGGGCCAATTGTTTGGCAAGTTGGCTGGCGCTCTTGGCGCTCAGTGCCAACTGTACTGGTTGCGCGGGAGCCTTTACGGCGCCACCGCTGGTTCGGCTTACGTCGTCAACGTTGGTTCTTCCGTCAACACTCCTTCAACAATTGCGCTGGGTCAAATCAACGCTGTGGTCAGCCTGAAAATGTCTCCGTTTGGTGAATTTGTCAACATCAGTGTTGCCAAGTACTCGGTCACTGCCTCGCTTCCTCAATAACTAGAACAAACTTCTAAGGAAAAAATATGTCTATTACAAACACAGGCACCCCGACCTACTTCGGTTCAGAACAGCAGTTTCTTGTAACCCTGTCAATTTTGGTAACGCCCGCAAGCGTAACGCTTGGCTCAAGTTTGGCAAAGTCCGCCCCCTACGTCTTCGACAAGTTCAGCGGCGGCGACGTGCAAGCGTCAATCAGCAAGCACCGCCCCGGTGGCATGGGCCCGGAAATTTCATTTCTTGCCCTTCCCACGTACTCAGACGTTACAATTTCAAAGGCGTGGAACACCGGAATTGACAACGCGGTCTGGTCCGACCTGATTAACCTTATCGGCAACAGCATTGCTCAGGTTACTGTGCAACCTCTGGACGATGGCGGAAACGCTTGGGGCGCTGGCACGGTTTACACCGGCCGTATTGCCAAGGTGACACCTGGCGGCGCTGACGCAAACAGCAACAACGTGCGTATGCTTGACGTTGACCTTTCCGTTGAGACGATTGCGCTTACGTCTGGCTCTTCCAGCAACGGCAGCACAGCGCCCAGCGCAAGCCTTGGTGCTATCACCTGGCCGGTCGTCACCGTAATCTAAATTGTAGTATACTAAAAACAAAACCACTGGAGGAAACATGGTTGATTTTATCATTGAGGGGCAGGAACCTTCTGTTGTTACAACAGGGGAGGCCGTTAACGTTATTGCCGAAACGACTCCCCTGTTGTCGCTGAAGAAGCGTCGCGAACAAATTGTTAATGACTTGTTTATTGACATTAAGGTTCCCCGTTGGGACAGCCCTGAATTGTACATTCGCTTTCGCCCTGTATCGGCAACAAAGTTGAGCAAGACAATTCAGAAGTATCAGGACAAGGCCAGAAAAGACACTAACACTGACTGG